GAATCCAATGCCCTGGCTTTCGTTTATCGCTCCCATTTATCGTTGCTATCTCAAGACCTTTTTGCACTCCTCTGGCATAATCATAAATAATCGATTCGATTGCCATGTCCAGAGCCTCAAGGTCATCACCTGTCGCATATACCTTGATTTTTCTAAGAATCTCAACTGCTTCTTTGCTAGTCATTCTTGCCACCTCTTTCAAAAATACCGCCGACAAGCAGTAAAATCAGCCATATGCCGAAAGCATATCTCCATGCAAACGTCAGTTTAAATGCCCAGCAGATGCCGTAAATGATTGCAGATGTCAGCACAAAACTGAGCGCTAGTGCGCCAGCAAAAAAGGCAACTCCTAAAATAATTGCAATGATTTTTTCTAACATGCCGTCTCCTTTGCACTAAATTCTTCACAGCGTTCTTCTTCTGGCCTCAGGCCACATACCCAGATAGCATCGCCCTCTGATGCACCCATAAGACAGATGTACCCTCTCATTGGAGTATGAACTACTTTGCCAGTCGGCAGATAGTCAAACTGCGTCAATTTAAGGCATTTTGTGCAATTTGCACAACACTCATTTGCCATGAAATCACTCCTTATCGTTGTTTGTTAAGATTTTGTCAAAGTACTCCTTGAGTGCTTTGAGCATAATATCCGATGGCAGATAAACATCCTTGCCCTTGGCAATCGACTTCACCCAATTCTCAAAGGACACTGTATCTGGTGGAATTTCGTCAGTGATTACAATGCCTGGTTTCAGCCCATAGTCGGAATTTCTTACAAGTTCAGCAGCCTCGTCTTCCGTCATATAGCCACGCATGGAAACATCGGCGAACCCATGAATGTCTGATGAAGGGTGAACTGTGATGTCGAACAACGGCTCATACAGTCTGTATTTCTTGCCATCGAGCCGAATATCTATGTTTCTTACTAATCTCGATTTCGCCATATACTCTCCTCTCCGTCCTTTGGAGCGACTTTAAAATGCAAACGATTATTTTATCAAGCAAGCACTTAAAATCGCTCCTAGACGCTCACACAAGCCTACACAGGCATCTTAATCGTTTCCATGTTTCCGTTTGCATCAGTCTTGTGAACGATGCCAGAGAACTTTGATCCGCACCACTTGCAGTAATTGCCGGTCGGGTTGTTAATCGGCTTTCCGCAGCCACCGCAGAAGTTTTTCCATTTTCCAGCCCTGTTCTCACGGAGAAAGATATCTACTTTTTTCATTCGTTATCACCTCGCTTATGATATTCCAGAAATTCGTTAAACTTCTTGAGTGCTTTTTCTTGGTTCCTGTTGGGCTTATCGGACTTTGTTTTCACGTCCAAGTGAAGGTCAAAGAGATGCGAAACCTCTTTGGATGCTTTTTTGTATCCTTGTTCCAGACCATCTCTGTATCCTTTGGCAGGACGAAACTCATTTATTTTTTCCTTGCCCTCGCCTTGAGATCCAGACGTTTTGTTATATCTGCATTGATAGCCTCTCTTGGTGTATTCCAGAATCCAGTACTGCTCCATTTCATCAAGTTTCTCTTTAGGATAGTTAATAAAATTAACTTTCCATCCGTAGGGATTGTCATCGGAATACAGACCCCTCTTCTTGAGTGATAGGTCGATGTGCTGATAGCCAGACATATGGCTGACAAGTCTGGAAAATACTCCAACACTCTGCCCGATATAAAAATAGGAGATTCCGTTCTCATCGGTTCTTGTCAAAAAGTAGATTCCAGGTTTATCATTCAGATATGGATTCTGTTTTCGGAGCAGTTCACCGTTTTTATGACGTATTGCATAAAGCTGCTTCCAGTTAGTTGGCATTGATAGAACTCCCAATAATCGTGCAGATAATCTGCATTGTCTCTTCCGGTGAAAAGCCGGACTCGCAAAGTGCCTCATAGATCACATGGACTCTATCTGCAAAATCTTTAGCTTCTCGCTTGCGGAAATCGGCATACAAGTCTTTTCTCGCATTTGCAAGCATCTTTGCTAACATCTCGTTGTAGGATTCGTCAATCATTTCTTCACTCCTTCCCTTCCATCATCATAGACCACTACAAAGCCAGTATCAGATTTGTTGCTTGGGCATCTATTCACTTTTGTTTCAAAGACATTCAGCACTTTGTAACCTTTTTTATTCAGTGCGTCCAAGTTCTTTTTTAACAATTCTCCGACCTCGTCATACGATGTAATCTCCTTAACTGTTAGGGCACGAATCATTCCTCATCACCCTTCCTTCGTCAATCATTTCTTCACTCCTTCCCTTGCTAATCCTCTTTAAGAACATCAGTTGCGGCTTCTTTCCACGCTTTCGTTCGTTTGAAGCTTTCTGCGAGTTCCTTAGCTGCCTGCTTAACGATTTCATCCCGACAGTCGTTGATTGCTTCTTTGATGACATCTTTGGCAAAGTCTGTTAATTCTGCATCACCGGCAGAAACTTCGAGTTTGTCTTCGTCATTGATCTTCACCGCCGACTTTCTATAACTCCAACGATTTGCAAAAATCTTGTTCATTACCGTTAACCGAATGTCGTTAGTGACCTGCTTGGCAGCATTCTTCTGAATGAAATCGACAATCTTGTCATCATCAATGCCTACGCTAAAACTTACAATATGATCTGTCATTTTTAACTCCTTCCTCAAACTTCAGCATTGCATCTTTCAGTTCCTTGTAGTGCTTCTGGCACAAGTTGAATCTGTGCATCTGGATTCCAGATTTGTCATCATAGAACTTGACTCTGACCATGCGGTCATCTTCTTCCGCTGACGTAAAACAAGCAGAGCAAACCCCACGGCTTGCCATACCTTTTCTATCTTTGATGTATTCAATGACTGTCATCGGTATCACCTCATACACGGCAGGAGCAAGTCACTGCGCCCAAGTCTTTTTAATACACTAATCATAATCATCGTTGCTTCCTCGCCATATATTCCACATTCATGCAACGTTTCTGAAATAATATGAGTTGTCATGTCTGATCCAGGCCGTGTCTTTGGCTTGGTAGCTTCAGAAACAGTCGTTTTATTGCCGACAATCGAAACTTCATATGTTCCGCTCTTATGGAATACAACACCCATATTGACATCAAAACTGGAATCAGTTTTGTTCTCAAAGATAATCGGTTCGTTTTCTCTGACGAGTTTTTCTTCGCCACCTTTAAACTCAACCATTGGTATCGCCCTCCCTTCGATTCCACTTCTCGATTGCATATCGCTTACAGTCCTGCCATGCCATGAATGGCAGTTGCTTAACAGTTTCCGTCTTCGCTCTGCACTTGTGGCACTGAACAAAAGCAACTCGCACGCCCTGCCTCTGCTGTCTTGGAAAACCGAATTGCAATCTGGCCTCTCCACCGCAAAACGGACAGGGTTTCAATTCTGCATCCTCTGGTCTGATTCGCTTCATTCCTTCACCATCACCTTTCCAGAACACGGCTTGTCTTCCAATGTGCAGATGCTCATGCTACAGAAGTTACACCGCATTGTATGTTCTGGCTTTGCATCCTTCTTGCCTTCCTCATATCCAAGCTCATACGCCTTTTCAATCTGTGCCTGTTCTAAGTCCTGCATCTTCTGGATTTCAGCATCAGTGTATGTGGGCTGTGCAGGTTGCAACTGCTCTATGGCATATTCCGCATCCTCTAAGCTAATCTTCTTGTCATCGTCTCTTGAATCAAACAAATATGTCTGGCAATAACTAAGTGCATCAATCGCCGCCTGTCTATCAATCGCATTTAAACACACGCTGTGCGTTTCCGTGCGTTTATCCGTGCGTTTTTCTAGCTGCGCAGATGACAAATCACAGAAATATTTTCGCCACTTTTCATACTGGAAACCATATCCGTCTGCGACTTCAGACTCGATTTCATCAAGCGCATCAATCGCCGTCCGTCTATCAATCAGATCACTCATCGGTTCTCCTTTCATATCCTTTACAAGGCTCATCGGAAAACTTGCCAAGATGATGGTACATATCTCTATGCGAACAGAATAACCCCCAGTCTCCGCCGCCGATGTAATATTTGCAGTTGTAACAAATATCATACGCCGATAGGTCACGGTTAAAACAGTTGCACTCAGATTCCGCATTTTCGTTCATAACTCGTCTTGTCAGGGCGCAAACGCAACACTTTACACCTTCAATCTCGAACCCACTGTCTTGTGCATACTTGCAATCCTTGCACTTATTCATCGGTTCTCCTTTCCCTTCATCAACTCCAAAATGAAAGCAATATTGCAAGCTACATGAGATATATGGAGCAAACCGCTTTCCTCATCAACCGCTTCGACATTGTTCCATGCCTTGAGGATATGCCTTAATGTGGCTTGCCAGTATCTCTCAATACTGACCTTTTTCCAGTTATCCTTATCACCGTATTTAGCAGTGCCATAGCTACGAATCTTCTCGATTTCGTAGATAATCTGTGTCGGCACCAGGGTTAAGTCTGGTTTCCCAGCATCAGCTTTTGCACTCTGATCGTTCATAAAATCACCTCAAATTCCACCAATCTCCGATGATCGCAAAGATGAGAAGCATCAATGCGAGGATTCCGAAGACGGAAAAAGCAAAAAACAATAAAGTTAATAGAATCATTCGCCCATAATCTCCTTTACATACGGAAGACCTTTGAGGATGTCTACCAGCGTATTCCATTCGTCAAGCTTGTGTCCGGTGCGTTCATGGATAATCTTGAAGACCACCTCATACGACATGCAGATGCTTCTCCGCTGATTGTATGAAGACGGCAGAAGCTGAATCATCTGCCACCAGTCTTCTTTGCTCTTGGTCTTCAGAAAAGACTTTCTGGCGATGTTCAAGATGTCGATTGTAGCTTTAAGGCTCGACAGTGCTTTTGTCAGATGTTCATGGCTAAAGGTGTCCAGAGTAAATTCCTTCGCATGAATCTTGTGCATCGTGCTTTCCGAAACCTGGGACTTACCGACCGTGTAACGATCCATTTCCTTCCAGAAATAGAGCGGTGCTTCGATTTCCATCCAGACTAAAATGTGCCTTGCATAAGTCCGATGTTCAGTGCCAGACTTGTAAAGCCTCTGAGCCAAATCCAAATCATTTTTGCCCATCGTAAAGTGATATGCGCCGTCCTCATAATAGTCAATGCCGGTGCTGTCACTCTTGTCATAGCTGCACATCGGATGCCTCATTGCGATCGAAACTGCATGCTTCATGCCATGCACGTCAATGCTTTCAACCTTAATCATCATTCCACCTCATTTCACTGAATCTTTCTGCGCTGTCTGTGAAGACTATGTCTTCCACGTCAACATACATAACAGAGCCGTCATCAAGTTCGATAATCGCTTTTCCATCGGCAAACTGATGGAAGATACATTTATGCTCGTTTCCATGCTTGTCGTAGAAGTAACATGGTCTGGTCTCAAACCTGTGTTCAATTGTCCAAGTTGACGATGCCAATTAATCACGCTCCTTAATGGTTGCACGTTTCATTTAATCGCTCCCTAAATTTTCTAAACACCTTTACCAATTCAATGTAGTCTGGAGAAGGCAAACTGTTTATTGTGTCGCCGATGGCCATTTCCAAATCTCTTCTATCAACCATGATGTAATCTGTGTGCTTGTTAATGACTTTCGATAAAGCCTTTAAATCAATCAGACCCAGAAGACATTTGTAGAATCTTGGCTCTGTAAAATCACCATTCTGAAACGACTGATTCATTTAACCCCACCTCACTTCCTCAACATTGCGCTGACTTCCTCATAAGTTTCTGTGACCGGAATAGAACCGCCTTTCGCCATGTAGATGACTGCATTGCCGGAATACGAATCCTGTTCTACTGTCTGGATGTAGCCCACATTAATAAGAATCGGTTTCTGCTCCGAAACGTCAATATCGTGCAGTTCAATGAACACAGGCATTGTT